TTACCTCGCATTTAAGTAAACTACGTTCTCCTCTTGTGCCGTATTTGTGCCATTGCGACTTATAATCGCATCGATTTTGCTCGCGTGCTCGGTGAGATGCCCGGCTGAAAGGTGGGCGTATCTTTGAACCATTTCGAGAGTTTCCCATCCTCCCATCTCTTTAAGTGCAAGAAGAGAGACACCGGACTGAACCAGCCAGCTTGCCCAGGTATGCCTCAGGTCATGGAAGCGGAAGTTGCTAATGCCTGCCCGCTTTAACGCTCCCTTCCATGCCTTGTTGCTGTCGGTTCTCATCTTCCTTACCGCTGCTGTTTTTGTTCCGTCGTTTCGGTAGGCAGGTTTGGTGTGGACAAATACCCATCTCTTATGGAGCCCCTGCTGTTTTCTTAATATCTGGCATGCGGTTTCGTTAAGAGGAACTCCGATCGCATTGCCAGCTTTTGTTTCATCAGGGTGCATCCATGCCATTTTCTTATCCAGATCGACCTGTGACCACTCAAGGTCTGTAACGTTGGAACGGCGAAGGCCTGTCGTGATTGCAAACATGACCACAGGGAAGAAGTGAGGAGCAATTTCTGCAAACAGGCGCTTCGATTCCTCCTCTGTAAGCCATCTGATGCGTCCATTCTTAACGCGTGGTGTTGATATTTTGGGTGCCCTGTCAAGCCATCCCCATTCAACAGCCATATTGAGAATGGCGCGAAGTATTGCCAGATGCCTCGTCTTCGTTCCTTTGCTTGCCAGCTTTGGTTTATACTCCGGCACCGGATTGCCAAGTCGCAAACACCTGTCCCGGCTCATCTCCCAGTTCAGGCGATGGCGGCGGTTTTCCATCCCGTCTACCGCCTCCATTATTTTTTCTGTTGTTATGTCAGAGAGAATGGCTTCTCTGAAGTGCAACATCCAGAACGATATAATGCTCTTGTCATCATCAATGGACTTCTTATCCGATTTCTCACGCAGCCACCGTATGCAGGCTTCCTTGAATAGCTTTTTCGGTGATTCCCCGAGATTTTTTACTCTCCACGCTTCTGCTTTCAGACGATCGTGAAGTTCTTGCGCTTGCCTTTTGTCCGATGTTTCAAGAGAGCGTCTAACTCTTGATCCATCTGGCGCGACGAAATCGCAGTGCCACGTGCCACCGCGTAGTTTGATTGACATGCTTTAACCTCCTGCACATCAACCGCATTCACCGCGCTATTGTGTCTCACAGACTTAAGCGCCGCAATGCAGTCTGACTTGCAAATGCGATATGGGCTTTTAGGTTTATCTGGATTTATCTTTGCGGCCTGAAGTCGTCCACTTCGTATCCACTGCGTGATAGTGCCTTTGTCTACCTTCAGATACGACGCTGCCTCTTCACGAGTGAAGATTTCTTCTTCCACCTGGAATCTCCATTTATTGAATTGGTATTATTGCGGTAGGTCTGGATATCTTGATAAATGAAAATGCCTCATCGAGTGTGAGGTGGGTTAGTCCTTGCGTAGCTCGCTGATTCTTCTGTAAGTCTCTGGTGCTTTGTTCCCGTACGTCTTCATTTCAGACTTCAACAGAGCAACGAGTGAATCCCATTCGTTGAGGATGCCTTTGAATGCCGGAACGCGCTTTGAACCTTGTCGAATGAATCTCTGATTTCTGGAATCTGCTCAACAAGTGCAACGCATCGTCGGAAATCGGCTGCATCATGTGGAGCGCCGAAGTGATGACCATAGATATTCTTTTTCATTCCACATGCGATTGAGGCAAGAGTTGCGCTACTGATGCCGACATCGCCAGTCGATTGCCATTTCAAAACCTTCATAGCCAAATCTGACATTTCTTGTCTCCAATAAAAAACCGCCATCAGGCGGCTTGGTGTTCTTTCAGTTCTTCAATTCGAATATTGGTTACATTGTTTTCATATATGAATAAATAAATTAGCTTTTTTCGTTGCCTTCGCGTTCTTTATTAATTTTGACAAAATCGTTTTTACCACGCTCTCCAAATGCGTCTTTAGAGTCGTTGTATCCGCAATCGCAGCACACATAATCATCAGACCATCCACGCATTGTTTTTTCTTTTGCAATATTTCCAGAACCGCATTTTGGACAAGACATATCACTACCTCCAAAGCATGAGTGAGATGACAACGTAACATTGATTGGAGATTAACAATAGATTGCTGATGTAAAAGATATGTATAAGCTTCGCTTTCAAAGTGGAGGCTCTGGTAGCGGCATCCAGTGAGTTACGTCATCCAAGATATTTCCTGATAAATACGTGAAAGCTCTATATTTTTTGTAATCAATTGGATTTACAACCCAGTTCCAATATGCGGCCACGATTTCACCTTGACTAAATGCCAGTAACATTTTGTTGTCTTCCGGCATTCGCTCACTACAGCTTATCCAACCATCCGGAGTCACCGGAAGCGAGAACGGCAGCACATCTTTGTGAACAAGTTTTTGCTGTGACAGGTTATCCAGAACTTTCTGTACTGCTGCATCACCGAATACACCAAGCGCATCTGCCATAACTCCTACAACCTGATAAGCCTCAGCGCATACCGTGGATAAACCATCCGGAATTACCGGAGAGTTGCCGGGTTCTTTAATGTGCAAGCGAGGCTCACCATCTTTTGGTTCAGGCCACTGGCGCTCCATGTTGATCTTCAATTTATCTTCCATAGCAGCGGTAATTTCAGCATCGCTGATGCCAGCACGGCGCTGTGCATCCCACAACAGGAAATGCATATCAGCCCACTCGCTGAGATCGTCTGGTTCGGCTGCGGCTTCCAGAGCCTCTTTTGAGAGGTGTTTCAGTGGACCAATGGGGCCAACGCAGCCAAATGTGGAGTCAGACCATTTGGCATGCTCGTGGCGAATCAGTTCGCGTTCCAGTGATGCCAGTGCAATTCGTGCCAGTTCCATTTGTTCGCCACGAGTAAGCCCGTTTTCAAGCGGATTTTTAATGAACAATTCAATACGTTCTTTGGTAATAGTGGTCATTTGTTAGTCCTTAAACTGCTAGTTGCAATTGCATTTCAAAGCGGTCGCGTTGTTCACAATACGCAAGAGAACCAGGGCTATTGTGTGCCTCAATCCGTTCTACCATTAATGCTGCGCGTGTCTCTTTACTTGCAGGTGCATAAGCCCCAGACCAGGCTTTATCAATACCGATGTTTCGAGCGACGTTCGTACTATCTGCGCTGGCTAAGGGTAATTTTGTGAATATCAGCGGATTTAACATGCGCAATCCATGTAGTTTCGTAACCGGCTGACCATGCTCATCAACAATGTGACGAATCAGGTCTTTCATTCTGGCTACCGCAAGAGTTGGGCGCTTTACGTCATAGTCGCCACAACTACCGATAGCCACTCGCGGAAACTCATTGCACAAATGAATAAATCGCTCGTCACTTTCATTCATGTGCCACACTGGAACGCCAACTAGTTTTCCGTGAGGCCACTCATTCAGAAGCGCATCATTTTCCTCCTCTCCGCCATCAATAACATCCGGGATAATGGCAAAATCGAATCCTGGGTGATTCTTCCAGCGAGCAACAAACTCGTAGTAATCGCTCCAGTCGATTTTGTTTTTGCCAGCTGCTTTCCAGGCGGTGAATGCACCGTTGTCCAGCGCGAACGACTGACAGTATTCAGCCGCGAGATTGATCTGGCCTGAATGCGCAAAACTGATAAACGCATGTCGCCCTTTCCATGCTCTCATTGCGCACGTATCAGGAGTAATAGGCCCACCGTGATAGTGAATCATCTCACTCTCCTTTGATGCGAATACCAGCAGCGCGGATTGCAGCGATGACTTCAGAAACTTTGTATGCCATTACCGTTTGGTAATCATCGTGAAAATCTGTTCGATGAAGCATGCTGCTACGTCCCGGGAGCAGTATTTCCCGCGCTTCCAGTTCTGCAATGCGCTTTTTTGCTGCTTCCAGTTCATCCAGTAATTCCAGCACGGTAGCTGGATTGGCTGCGGCGATGAATTCAGCATTGGCCTGCTGTTCCATTTGGAAATCTTCATCGAAACCGCTTTCTGGATGCGCTCCTTCAATTCTGCAAATGGGAAGATATCCAACAACTTCACGATGAATTAGTGCATCACCAGCATTAAATCTCTCCTCTCCATATTCGAGCGACCACACACCACACGTTGCTTTTTCTGCCGCTTCACGCAGTGCCTGATAGTTAATTTTGGTCATATCACATCACCCTGAATCCGTTGCATTTACGTAAGAAATCGCAGATATAGCCCTTCATTTTTTCATGCCAATCTCGATCATTCCCATTGCACCAACCATCAGGTGGAGTCCAGTTTTCTATCAGAGCAGCAATTTTCTTTGCTTTCGCCGGAGTAGCTGTTGCGGTATCGCAGTAATGACGAGTGTCAACCAACGTATCCATACCATCGATATCAAGTACGCAAAACCATGTGTGATTCGGCATTTCAACAGATGGTATTTGTTGCCCACGTCGACGTTTATCAATAAGACATACACTCACTGCTTGCCTCCTTTACGCCACATCGCATTCAGATATTTGTTTTGATTCACTGACGGAAAAGAATTTCTCTTAAGTAATTCCTCTCTCGATGGCATTGGCTTTACTCGTTGGCGAATAATCATTTCTGCCGGAAGAATGCCGGGATTGTATGCACGTCCTCTCATGGTAAATTCCTCAGTCATTACTGATAGCGCCATAGCGTGAGCGGTAATTACGCAGGCGCGGGTCGATATATTCATAGAAGTGGGTATATGTGGCTTTGCGGAATGGTCGGATTGATGTCTGGTAAATTCGCTCGCGTTCTTCTTTCTCTGCAAGCCATACGCAGTGGCGAAATTCCTTTTCCTCTTTTGTTTCCTGCGGTAGCGACATTATCCGATCGTAGTTTTTTCTGAATTTATCCAGCACCTCCGATACGGAATTGCCGGAACAGCGGCGCGGGTCATCCGCACCATACCGAGGCGCTGGCATGATTTTCTCCTGATTAAATTGCGTGAATAGCGTGACGAGGGAAAGGGAGAGTTACTGGTGCAAAGGGTATATCGTCGTCAAAATCCATCGGAGGTTCGTTGTGTTGTGCTGGTGATGATTGCTGCTGTGGCTTCTGTGATTGCCTGCTGGCTGCTTGTTGTTTGCTGTCGCCAATGCCGCCAAGCATTTGCATCACGCCATTAATTCCGACATGAACCTCGGTTGTGTAACGGTCTTGCCCTGACTGGTCTTTCCACTTTCTGGTTCTCAGCATTCCCTCGAAATAAATCTGATCACCTTTTTTCACATACTGCCCCACGACCTCAGCCAGTTTCCCGGATACAGCAACACGATGCCATTCAGTCAATTCCTTTTGCTCGCCAGTATTTTTATCTCGCCATTGTTCTGACGTGGCTATTGTCAGGTTAGCGAACGCTGTTCCTGATGGTGAGTATCGAACTTCCGGGTCTTGTCCTACCCGACCAAGGATAATCACCTTATTTACGCCTCTGCTTGCCATTTATGCCGCCTGTTTTAGTTCGTTAACTCTGATGTTCATTACCTGAACGCATTTAGCCTGCGCCTCCTCGTTGCCAGCCATTAATTGCCAGTCACGCTGATAACGCTCGATGAGTTTTTTCTTGTCAGTTTCTGTTGACGCATAATCGCTGAAGTCTTTCAGGATTTGTTCGCAGTCAACCGATGGAGATTTCTGGTTGATATTTTCTGGTGATGGTTTGTTATCTGATGCTGGGATTGCCCATCCCGGCAGCGATGGAGGGAGCCAGTAAAATCCTGTTCCATCCTTCAGTTTTGCCCTGTGCCACCCCTGCTTTTTATCGAGAGATGTTTGTGCGAAACCTTCCTCAAGGTTATACAGATACCGACCGATTCCCCACTGAACGGCAGCACGCTTCATTGCACCTGAACGACCACCTTTGACGGCTTCTACCTGCGTGTTTTCAGCAGCATCCCATTTGGTTACCCATTCGGAATCAATCTTGATTGATATGCCGCATTCAACTCCGCCGTTGTTGGGAATATCGCGGTATTCATTGCGCCATCCTGCTTTGCCGCAAACATCGTCCAGGCGTTTCATGATTGCCCGGTTCGTGACATAAGCCAGCACCATAGCCCACACCTTGCCATCGCGTGTTTTACCGCTTTGCTGTATTCGCCATTCGATATCTTCAGGGCTGAATGGCTCATCGAATTTGTTCAAATCCATAATTCACCTCAGAATGGACACGGCCCAAGGAAATAACGCTGATTTAATACTTCGACTCGGGACAAATTAAGGCATACCCGCATTCCTTCGCGGTCGCCATTATGGCGATACCAGAGAGCTTTCTGCGTGTACATGCGTCTCTGTAACTTGCTCTCCTTCACTGTGGTTGCAAGTGACATGAATATCTCCTTCGTTACCGATTAATTCTTTCATCTGACGAATGAATTCTTCGTCTGACCAGTTATCTGTAAAACTCATTTCCTGCGATACCACGGAAGGTTGATAGCTGATTTCATCGCTTTATTTGCTTCAAGCCACATTTTTGAATCACCAATAAATCTGGCTATTACTGCTTTGTTCTGTGCAGCACGAAGCATCTGGTGATTGATGGCTATTTCATTGCGCATAATAAGACCTCAACTCTTTTCCATCCGTCACGTAATTTACGGGTGATTCGTTCAAGTAAAGATTCATTTAATTGGAAGGCACCCATGCGAGCGCCTCCCGCGATTGCGTAAATCAT